GCCCGATGGCCTTCTTGAGTTCGTCCGGATCGATGCCGGCAGCGACGGACATGGCCGCCACCAGACCGAGGCCGCCCATGGAGTGGCCGCCGGGATGCGCAAGCGCCGTGATGGTCTCCGGCGACAGGAAAGTGACAGCGGCGAGCAGCAGCGCGCCCGCCACGAGCAGGATACGGGTCATAGAGAGTTCCTTCGGATGGCAGGGCTCAGTGGCCCCGGATGCGCTTCACGGCGTCGGCAATGACGTCGTCTACGGTGCACTTCCCGTCCTCATCCCGAGGGTCCTGAGAAGCCTTGAAGCCGCCGCTGGCGATCGCCTTGGCGGCGGCATTCGAGAACCCTCCAACATCCCGGAGGAAGGCCTCGAAATCACGAATGGTCTTGATCTCCTCGGCAAGGGCCGCATCGTCAGCCCAACGCCCCTTCATCGCGTAGATCTGCGAGGCGGCGTTGGACGGGTCATCGACGAGCGAGACTTCCCGAAGGTGGATTTGCTTGAGAAAGCGTTGCGGCTCCCCGGGCTTGCCTGAGCCCTTGCGATACCCGCCGGCGGGCAGCTGATAGCCAATGGAAAGGCCCTTGAGCGCGCCTTCGCGCACCTGGGCATGGGTCCATTTGCCCTGTTCGGTATCGAGCCCGATCAGCCGCCCCTTCATATGGAGGCCGGACGCATCCTCGGACATGGCCTCCCAGATGCCGACAGGCTCGTGGGGATTATTGAAGGCCTTCCCATGCATCTTGTACATGGGAGGGAGGCCGCGGCCGATCCGCTGCCTGTCGAGCAGGGACTTGGCGAAGGCGCCAGGCTCGATGACGTCGCCATGGCTGTCCATGTTGCCGAAAACGGCACCATAGCCCTCGAAAGTTCCGGGTGCCGCGCCATCCCCGGCAAACTTCACCTCGAACGACACGCCGATACAGCCGAGTTCCATCGTCATCGCTCCTTCAGCGGCTCGCGTCGATCTCGCGGAAGCGCTCGGGCCCGAACACCAGCTTGCCCTCGAATGGCTGGACACTGGCCAGATCCATGTCGCCCGGGTCGTAGGTAATGGTGACGTGGGGCTGGTAGCTCGGGAAATCATGGGAGCCGCCGGCCGCCATGATTTCCTCGTGCCGCCATTCGAGCTCAGCCGAGACAAACTTGAGAGCGACTGCCGCTCCCTTGTCGGGCCCCATGGCCTCTACGATGCGCGGGCCGCCGGGCGGGACGACAACCTGACCGCTGTCACCGGACCACGCCTGCCCGACCTCCATCCAGTCGATCGGCGCCCGGCTATAGGCGACGGTCACATGCAGATCATTGGCAGCAAGCGTTGTCTTGAACCCCTGCCCTCGCGCCCAGCGCAGAAACTCCGCGGCGTTGAGCAACTGGCGGCTGACGTAGAGCGTCCGCGGCGCACTCGCCTTGGCTTCCGGACCAGTGGCCGGCGTCTGCTGGCCGGCAGGCGTCGAGCCCACCGGCGCCATGGTGGCAGGCTGCCACACCCGATCCATGTCCGGATCGTCATCCGGGTTCCACCCATCGTCCTCACGAACCTCGTTCGGCTTGAGCCAGCCCGGCGAAGAGTTGGTACCGAGGGCGGCCTTGTAATACTCGGCGCGGTCCTTCAGCGAGCCGCGCGACCATTCGCTGGTATCGACGCGGCAGAAGTACCCTTCCGCGCGCTCCTCGCGCGTCAAGAGCTGCACATTGATCGCGGCCACCACAGCCTTGATCCACGGCTGGAGCGAGTAGCGCTCATGCGCCGCAAAAAAGGCGTCGGCACTCGCGAACGTTGGTGTCTGGTCACCGGCATGACCCAGCATGATCGGGAAGACACCGACAAGCCGGCCAATCTCTTCGATCTGATGCTTGCGGGTGTTCAGGTGCTCGGCATCCACCCCGCTCATACGGAGCGACTTCCATTCGAGGCCGTTCGCAAGCACAGCGGCCTTGGCGATATTTTCCGGCCCGGAATAGACCTCGTTCCACATCTCGCGAAGCTGGTTGATATCGTTCTGGTCCAGCTTCCCCGGAGTCGTCAGCGTGCCACTCGGGCGCACCCCGTTCTTGTGCAACCTCGCGTGAGCCTCTTCCGTTGCCCGGGAAAGACCGATTGCCTCACGCCCGATCGCGGAGGGGTCGAGCCCGCGGTAGTGGCTCCAGGACGGGCCGCGCAGATGGAAGACCTCGCCCGCCGAGACCAATGCCCCATGCCCATCTTCGAACGTGATGTTGAAGGTCGGGCGCATGGTGACGGGGTGGTGATCGATGCCGACCGACTCCGGACGGATGGGGATCAACTCTCGGATCTGCCCGTTGAGGACGTTGCGATATGCGACGCTGTCGCCGGTGGCGACCGCATGCATAAGCGAGGTCCGCCAGAACGACATGCTGTCCAGACCTTCGAAGGGCTCGTGCAGCAGGAGGTCGTAGAGCGGATGATCCTTGGCCGGCTCAGCGCCGCGCCCACTCGGGAGACGTCGATAGATCTCGATGGGCAACTGGGCAACGCCTTCGGCGATGACCAGCACGGCGCGATAGAATGCCGTCACCTGCAACGCCGACGTGACGGACACCTTCGCGCCGGACTTCGTTTCGAGCCCCCATCCACCACTCAGGGCAGCCATCAGCTCGGCGGAGAATTCCACCACCTTGCTCTCGACGGGGCGGAGCAGGGATCGCAGGAGGCCAGCCATCAGCGCCCCCGCGCGCCAATGGCGGCAAGCGCCAGCAACATGCAGCCGGCAACAATGAGCCCCGCCGGCGGATAGACCATCCAGGCGCCGCCACTCACCAGGCCAGCGCCGATCAGCGCAATGGCGTCATAGATCCAGCCGCCCCGTTCACCGCTGGGCAAATCATCGCTGCGCATCAACAACCTCTCAAAGAGCGAAGATCTGCGGCTTGCCGCGGACTGTGGGGTTCATGCCCATCACGGTGACGGCATTGAACAAGGCCATCAGCGGGTCGATCTTTCGGGCGCCACTCACCTGCTTCGTGATGGCGACCGCGTTTCCGACCTGAACTGTCTTGGCGTTTCCGACGCACCACGCCATGAGATCCGACCCTTCATGGACCAGCGTTCCGGCCGCAAGCATGCGGGCTGTCGTCTTGATGGCGCCGTTGAGCTTCCAGCCCTGCGAAACCGACACGATGCAGCGCTCAGAGATATTGCGATCGACGATTGCCTGCACGATAGCCGACACACCGTAGCTATCGACCCCGACCGCGGAGTCGATAGCAAGAACGCCGGCCCTGTCCACCTGCTGAAGGATATCGGCAACCTCATCCAGATCGTCACCTGGCCGGTCCACGATCTTCATGAAGCCCGATCGCTCCAGACCAAGAAGACGGTCCGCCTCGCCCTTCCGCCGTTCAAGCACCAGCTTGTGGGCCCAGGCCCGCACCCATGCGAGCCACCGCCCGGTCCCATGCTCACGCCCGACCAAGGCAAGGCCCAAGAGATCGTCCAGGCCGCCACCGTCGACACCGGCCACAATGAGATCACAACGCGCGATGAACTCCCGGAGGTCGGATGGAGCCCCGGTGGCGGAAAGCCAGAAATCGGCGCCTTCCCAACGGGCGTCGTGCATGGCCATGCCGATCTGAACGTTGAGGTGCTGCGACGCCCATTCTCGCGCAGCGCGCTCGCCCTTTGCTTGAGCCGTGCGCCACTCCGCCACCAGCCGCTCGATCGTGATGGATCGACCAAGGTTCGGCAGCACGATGTGCCAGTTTTCCGGATCAGCCCATGGCTTGCTCTCGGCCAGCTGCATGTATTCAGGGAACTCGTGCAGGATGGGGAGCATCCGCACCCCTTCCGTGATCCTGCCGTCCCGGACGCCCCGCGCGTAATCCAGCTCATCCTTGAAGATGCCAAAGGGCGGCACCTCCGACTGCGTGGTGATGATGATGAGCAGACTCTCCGGGTTGGTGATCATGCCACCCCGGATCTGGTTGAGGACGCGGCTCGCATATGGCGCCTGCGCCATCACATGGAGCTCGTCGAGAATGGCGAAGGCCGGGATGCCACCGGTCACCACCTTGGGGTCGAAGGACTTGATCTTGAGCCGCGCGTTCCGCGGTTGGCCAGTCACCGTATCGACGTGCAGGTCAAGGATCGTCTTCTTGTGCCCGATGATCCGGAACCGACGCCTGAGGTAGTCGTCGAGCTCGATCTTCTGGCAGGCCATGTCGAAGCAGGTTTCCGCCACCTCCTGCGTCGGCCCGACGACAATCCCGCTGATGTTCGGCCGCCGGTTCATCATCAGGGCGATGATTCCAAGGTCGGCGGCATTGGTCGTCTTGCCGTTCTTCTTCGGCACCAGGTTGAAGATCTCGCCGACGAGACGGTCACCGGTCTCAGGGTCGATGCTGCCGAAGGCGGCGCGCACGATGTTGCGCATCCATTCGCCGCCGGCCTCGCCGTTGGTCGGGGTGCCCGGGATATTGGGCACCCGGAGCTTGTCGTAGAGAGCGACGGCTCCGTCAGCCAGAACCATGTCGAGTGGCAACTGCGGGATAGGCGACTCGCCCCGCTTCAGCTTCTCGAACCAGTCCGGGCACGCGAACGAGACCGCCTGCATCAGTGGCGGCGCTCGATCCGCTGCAGGATATCGCCGTAGTCATCCGGCACGGACTGGGCATCGAGGATCCGCTGCTCCTTCTTGCCTACCGATGCCTTCGGCTCTTCCTCGCCATCTTCATCAGCCTCGGGCTCCCGCCCGGCATGATTGCGCGGCGCCACCGGGCCGGCCTCGTCGAGGATTTCGCGGAGCAGACGGATGGACGGCACGTGACCCTCCTGGGCGCGATGCACGAGCACGTCGATGATCATGCCGCGGATGTGGATCGCGCCGTCGGTGAGCTCACGGGAAAAATGTTTGCGCAGCGTCTTCTCGGCGATGCCCATGTTGTCGGCGATGGCCTTGTGGGTCCAGCCAGCGGCGGCCCGCGCAGACACAAACGTCTGATTTTCCTTGTCTTTCTTGTAGGACGGCCGCCCGCGCCGATCACGGATCGGCTGGATCGGCTGCCCGAAGAGATCAAGGCCGGTAGGGACGGGGCCGCCCCCGCCAGAATTCGCATCAGCCACGGAAAAAAACCTCCGAATGAGACCCATGGCGGTGAGGGGCCCTAGGTCGCCCAGGGATTCGACCCCCACACCCCCTTTGC